AATTGGTAAATTCTGATACTTTAAATAGATCGTTCAAATCTAGACAGGCTTACGAACGTGACCTTGTGTACGGCATGAAATTTGACGCCGGACTTAAAAGCAAAATAAACGAACGGTACTTAGACGAATTTATAGAAATTTAAACACGCCATACCCGGATGCCCCGCACCCCGCTCTCTATAACTACTTTAATAACTACTTTAAATTTTAAACGTTTAATTTCTGTAAGTATAATTTTACGTGCCGTCGGAGGATGCAGGCATGGCACAAAGAACGACCACCCTGCTTTGAACCTCGTCCAGTTAATCTGGTAGTCCACTTTCTCCACTAGCATTCTTTTCTTCCTTGGGTAGCACTTTAGTGCCTATAAATTCAGGATGCCCAGACCAAAACCACACGCATCGCGTAGGACTAGTCGTCATAGCCATACCTTTACCCATATTCTTGTTGTGGGTTTTAAGTACGCACCCCCGGTCTGTCAAGTCTTTAATAGTGCCAGTATAGTCCGCTCCGCGAGCAAGAAAAAAATCTCTCAGCTTACCTGAAGCAATATACACACGCTGAGCATCTGGTTCTTCACGTATGTACAAAGCCCCCCGTGGTTCTAAATACGGGCGCTTATCCTTGCCTGATCGTGCGTCTGCTTTTGCGTCGATAGATAATATATTCTGCGCATGCTCGTTAATAAACTCACCAATGAGTCCAAAGTTGTCGCTTACTGGGGCAATAGTGTTGAGGCGCATATCTTTAATTTTAGGCGCTACCTTTTGGTAGATGCGCTTCATATCGTAATCAATAATGTCTGCTTCAACTGCTAACATACCACCCGCTATATTTGACGCCACTATAGCCGACCAATTTCTTTCGCGTTGTGTAAGACCTACCTCTGTATCTATCTTAGCTTGTACACCTAACAGCGTAGTCTTTGCATGCTCAGGGTTAGCCAATATATGTTGCACAAAAGGTTCTATTGCGTGTCCAAAATTATGATTAAGCTGATGGTCAAACATATGTTTGCCTTCTGCGGTTGATATTACGCTTACGTCTTGGTACTCAATAGTAAACTCTAAGATACGCATTAGTTCTCCATCCGGTGCATTCTTAGCGTTCATCAGCTTTTGATAGAAAGACGCGTTAGACGAAGACAAAGTAATGGTGCGCCACGTAATCTCGTTTTTACGATTAGCGTTTATATGGAATTGAGCTTTCTCTTTACCTCTACCTTGAGACGCAGCGTAAGCAAACTTGCCTATGTCCTTATCTTCTATGTTTGTCATCTCGTCTATGGTGTTAACTATATTGTTCAACGTGCCTAACTTATTTATCCGTCCTGTAACTGTATCGTCTGGAGTGCCTAGTAACAGTTCGGGATCACCCGCTACGCTGTTTGCCATACGCAAGATGGTGGTTTTACCTGTACCTGCCTTGGGGTGTACTAAATTAATAATGGCACCTTTCTGTCCTGTTAAAGTTAGTAATACAGCACCAAAGCCACTAAGAGCTGCGAATGCGTGAACTTCTAACCCCGGACGGTTATACATGTTGAACACTTCTTTCCACTTATCGTATGACCCCCGAGGCTGTAAGTAATTGCTGTATGTAGCCGTTACGGACGAAGGTGGAGAGTAATATACGCCGTCAGCACGTATCTCCCTTTCTCCTACAATAAAAGCAGTATTATTTTCTACCCAACCAAATTGAACGTGCATTTTGTCCGCCTTACCTTCTGTTGATAACGCTCTAATAGAGTCGATAACGTATTTATGCAAGTAGGTACTGTTAGCTTTATCTGCTAACACGCCGTTTCTTGCGAGTACTTTAGTTAATTCCCGGGAATCTAACTGTTCGTTTTTAATAGTAAACGTTCGTTTTCCGTCTTTAGGTAGATGTACTACCGCAATAGCAACGTCTCCGTCTGTTGGGTCGGTCAGACGTTGCTCTATATAAAAGTCATATTCGTAAACAAAGTGTGGTTCCTCGTCGGCAGCCTGTAGGTATATACCGCCATTTTCTCCTTTATAATATGGGCGGCGATACGTAACTTCGCCTTCTCTGTACTGAGCTTTCTTAAGAGCTTGTCCAAGTACAATCGGGCTTGTTATCTTCCCTTTATGAAGACAACCTTTACAACCTTTCGGGTTGTTAATTTCAAATTCTGTACAAGAATGTGGGCCTTTTATACCTTTCATCTTTCTTTCAGTTGCTTCAAGACTGTAATCGGGATGTCCTTGCGAAAGTACAGTAGCTGCCCTAACGTTATCTTGGCAGAACTTAGCTACAGACAAGGCGTTAAACCATCGTGGCTCAGCTAAAGTCGCTCTGTTTCTAATACAATCGTGCAACTGTAGACAACCGTCTTTACGGGTGACTATTCTCTTGAATACGTTGGTGTAATTTTTTTCAAATGCTCTTTGTTCAAAATCTTTCGGCAAAGAAACGTGTTCTATTGTTTCCGCATCTGAGGCTACCCCAAGTATCTCTCTAAGTTCGTCAGGTGTAATTCGGGTGGTGCTTGGACGTATTAGGGTTACTGGAGCAGGAGGGTTATACTTTTGATTAAAAGTACCGGGTACTCTTAAAATACGTGAGGCATCAAATACTCTTTGGTCGGCATAGAATTCTTGGGTTACGCAGATTTGCTTAAGGCGGTTACAAATAGGTTGCCATCGGTTGCGCGGCACTTCTTCCGTGAAAGCCCAATATGCATGTATACCACCCCCAGAATCTATTACAGCGGGTAACGGCAATCCTACCGTGTTACAAAACTCTTTCAGCGCAATCTGTGCGTCGTGTTTAGTTTCATATCCTTTGGGCAAACCTGTAGACGACGCTACGTCGTTAATCTTGTCCACCCCACAATCTATATCTACCCAGATAGCCTGTAATGACTCTACGTTTTTTGCTTCTCTGCTTCCGGCTTTCCCTAACTTACCGAGCATGAAGTAGACATCCTTGCCTTGCTTTACAAACTTCTCAACAAGAACATCTACTTGCGCTCTGTCATCAGTAAACTCAGAAAAGAAACCTGACCCTGCACCTGCACCAACCACACAGTAGTAGCCGCCTGTAGGCACGACGTAATCTATGAGGTTAAAGTCCATTATTTTTTATACTCTATCAGCAGTTGTTTAATAAGGTTTTTTAACTCTTCTTTTGGCTCGTGTACGCCTGCAAACCAGTTGTAAACAGTCTGCCTGCTGACTCCAAGTTGGGATGCAACTTTAGCAACTGGTACTTCCTTTCGGATGCACACACGGCCTAGTTTTACCCCAAGCATAAAGCCATCAGCTTGTTTATTTAAACTACAAAGCCGTGTTGTGTAGCCGTAGCTCATTAGTCTTCCTCCCCCCATATATCAATGATGTCAGCCATTGCTTCGTCTTCTGCTGGCGCAATTTCTTTTTTCTTCTTACGTTTAACAGGTTCAATAATCTCTGGCTGCTCTTCTTCATCGTCCACAAAAAGATCGAGCTGCTTAGTAATCTGCCCTTCAGCTTCCAACATATTTTTGTCAGCGGCATCCGTCTTCGCAAACATGCTCTTGGTGTCATCCGCAGTAAAGCCTTCTGCGGTTTCAAAAGGGGATGGGGGCTTGTAAGGTATATACTTAAGCACTTGCACTCCACGTAAGCGGAGAGAAACGCCAGTAGTAGCCATCTTAAACGGGATCAACTCGACTGCTATGTTTACTGTACTACCAGTAGTAAGCATGAAGTCACTACCGAGGGGGTCATTTTTAGCATCGAACTGAGCTGGGAGTGTAGTTTCAATACCGCTATATGCTGCTTTAAGCGTAGTCTTGCCTACGAAAGTACCATCGTCTTGTTTCTTAAACGGTATTTCCAACTTAGCAGGCCAAGTCTTATCGCGCCCCTTGGCACTACCGTAAGCATTCTGCATAACTGTGTAGAGTTCTTTGGCTTGTGCTGCGCTCATGCAAAAGTCTAACTCGTAACGTGCACCGTCTTCAGTAGGCTCGCAAGGTACACTTTTACCTTTCTTACCTGCTTTGCTGTCAAAACGATAGGGTTTGTCTAAGCGGGGGTAACGTGCTTCAACGTTTTTAATTATGTGTGATGGATTAGCCATGTATACTTCCTCTATGTTTCTTGTAAAAGGATTTAATGATTGCGAAGCTGCTTTTATTTGCTGCCTCGCGGTTGCAAGTTCTTCCTCAGATAGAGGTCGAACTGGTTTAAAATATATCCGGTAAGAGCTGTAATGCTCGACTAGATATAATTCGGTTAAGATTTCTTCTACTTCCTCGCGGTTCTTCTCCAAGTATTCAACGTACTTATAAAAACCAAATTTGTTTGTCTCTTTAGAGAACAAGCTGCTTGCACTTACGCGTAGCTCGCAGACAATGCCATCTTCAGGGAGTAGTACTTTAATAACTTGGTAAAACTTACATGGAGCACTACGGTCAAAGCTGCCGCCTGTAATACTTTTAGTGCAATCTAAACACCGACTGGCTTGCACTTTGTTTTCTAGCACGGCTTTGTCGGGTCGGATGCATCCGGTAGACCAACATGCCAAGCTACTGCCCTCGTAATAGCTTCTAGATAACTCTCCTTTATCTATTACCACGACTTGTAAAGAATTTAGGGGACAGTTAGTCCGTGGGTGTAAAAAACACCCATCTATGTTTTTTAATCGAATCATTTATTACGCGGCTTTAAAACGGAAATAATATACTTTCGGTTTGTTTGTAGTCCCGCAGGCATAAGCTCAGGATTATTCTCAAGAAACTGTTTCATTGAAAGGGTAGAAATTCGTTTCTCAAGTAAATGAAGGGCATCGTGCTTCTTAATGAAGTCGTGCATCATTTCCCAATCGCTAGTCCAAAAGCGTGTTTGTATCTTACGGCTAACTGTGCCGGAGGGTGTTCTTAGACTATCGAGGTCTTGCTCTTCGCAAAGCGCAAGTAACTTAGATACCACTGTCTCCTGTTGCTCTTTTATTTTACTTATTTCGTGCTCTTTTTCTTGTATAGCGTCCCGCATCTTTATGTAAATACGAGTTAGTTTGTCTGCTGAATCTTTCATAGCACCTCCTATTTGGCAGGGAGGGCTAGTGTAGGGCAAACCAATTTACATTGTCAAGCATCTATTTCTTGTTTGTATAAATCGACTATTTTAGTGTGGTTCTCAATGTTAGAACGCAACATAGTGTATAACCTTCGCTCTATTGCACTTCCTTCGATGTGCACCACAGTCATCGGGTTGTGTTGTCCCGGCCTGTCAATACGTGCATTGGCTTGCAAGTATGTTTCTACGCTAGTAACTGGAGCGTACCATATAACCGTATTAGCAGCGGTAAGAGTAAGGCCGTGCGAAGCTGCTTGTGGTTGAATAATAAGCACTTTAATTTTATCTGTGGTTTGGAAGTCGGTAATTATTTCGCTGCGTTTGTTAACAGATACCTTACCTGAAATTATCTCCGAAGTTATTTTGTGCTTGTTGCAAAATTCTTTAAACAATTCAATGGTGTGCGTAAAGGGTATAAAAACTAAGACTTTATGTGACGACTCATCTATAACTTCTTTAATAACATTAAGCCGATTGCTTACGTCAAATTCAATAACCGCACGGTCATCCGAGTAAACAGCGCCCCCTGATATTTGCAACAACTTGTTAAGATTAACAGCCGCATTAACCGACGTAACTTGTTCTCCATCGGCCTCCATCGTCATGCGATCTTTCAGTTGTTTGTAATACGTCGCTTGTTGTTTGGTCAATGGCGCTTCTCGTTCTACGTAAGTAACACTAGGTAAATCAAGGCATTGGTCTTTCTCGAAGCGTATAGCAGGTTGCAAAGCCTCGTGGACAATGGTACTTGCTTCAGGTTTAGGTCGCCATGTGTATTGAGATATTTTGTACATAACCTTATCTTTAAACTGCCCGAAATACTGGGGTACATTTTGTGGGTTAACTAATTTAGCTAGTCCAAACGCGTCTGTCGGAGCTTGTGCTGCCGGAGTACCAGTAAGCATCCATAACCAGTCCGTGCCTTTACACAAATCACGCAATATTTTCCACCGATCAGTCTGGACGTTCTTGTAGGCGCTAGCTTCGTCAACCACAATTAAGTCAAAGCCACCATTAAGTATCTCTTCCTTTACTACCGCTACGCCGTCAAAATTAATTACGACAAACTCAGAACCTGCGTTGATTATCTTTTTACGTACTGCGGAAGTGCCATGTGCCACAGAACAAGTACGGTGCATAGCAAATTTAAACAAGTCTTCTTGCCATGCTGATTTCATAATCGACAGAGGACATATAACAAGCACACGATTGATAGCACTTTCCTGTATCAAGTAGTCTGCTGCCCATATTACAGAAGCGGTTTTACCCGTACCCTGCTCGTTAAAGCAAAAAGCTTTTTTGTTAAGCGTAAGAAAAGAAGCGGTTTTCTTCTGATGAGCAAAAGGTTTAAAACGCCCCGACCACTCGTACTCACGCCCGATAGGAGAGGGCACGTTTTTTATGCCGACGCTGTTTAACACTTGTGCTTCGTGTAAACGCCAAGGCAACGCCAACTTAAAATAACCGTCTTCTTGCTCTGTTACTTTATAATTTTTTACGCGCTCGGTAATCAAGTGCGGATGTTTGGTCTTTAGCACCATCGCCCTATTATTTACAATCTTCATACTTTAGATTTCTTTTTGCGCTCACGCGTACTGGTTTCAGAAACTAAATTGCCCTTAGAGTCCCTACGGAAAGAACGATTGCGGCTCGCTGTTTCTACTCTAGTGCCATCAGAGTTCTTACCGCCTTTATCCATAGCTTTTTTGTGCGCCACGTCGTTACCGTCTCCTTTGGAAACTTTACCTTCCCGTTCGGCTTTGCGGCGCACCGCATTACGTTTGGCACGGTTTTTCTTTTGTTCTTCAGAGCCTTGGTAATTTTCGTATTCGCTTTTGTAATTTCGTTTCTTTTTGTCGATCATGTTATTGTTTCCTATTATGTTCACATGAAGTTACGGGACAGTACGCACAAAGCGGCCCATCTATTGCGTTCCACACATTTTTTTCTTTCGCCACAGCAAGTTGCTCTAGTGCTTCGTCAAATACACTGAGATATGACTTATACATATCCACGGTGTGTTGTTTCTTAATAAAGTCGTTGCTTACTACATATGCTAGAGCAGACTTAATTACTTTTACGTAGGGGTAACATACGAATGTAGCGCCTGCCAACATGTCGAGCTGCTTAGTGTCCGCATACGCAGTGTTCTTGCCCGTCTTGTAGTCTACAATATAAGCTTTTTCGTCATTAACTATTACCAAGTCGGCAATACCGCGCCACCAAGCGTCCGCAGAATGATAACGAGTAGGGCTATACGTATTACCTTTCTTTGCTATTGCCATACGTAACTCGCATAGTTTTTGCCCTTTGATACGGTTAAGAGCTTCCAGCGGTTTTTTTATGTAGTCAAACTTTGTGGGGATAGGCTCGCCTTGTTTAATATATTTTTCAGCAGCTTTGTGCACCGCATTGCCGTAAAAAGTAGCGGAGTTACCTACATCTTTAACATCTTTAAGTATTTTTAAATGATAGTACTTTTTAGGGCATTGTTTAAATGTGTTTATGCTGCTATAAGACCAAGCTGTCATTTGTCACCTCCGCATCATTCATCGGTCAACACCTGTATAAAACAAGCCTGATGTTAACTCCGCCAGTTGTAAATCAGAGTCTGAAGGGCGGTCATTACACCACCTTTCCACATTCTCGTGCCGCACAGGACCAACTCCGGGGTTTCTTTGCAAGCGAGGTAGCTCTTTTAATACCTTCGCTACTGTGTCTAAACCCTCACGTAGTAAAATGCGCACCGTCGTAGCGGACAGGACTGCTCTGGGGGGAGAGGTCCATCCAAGGTCAACCAGCGTGTCAACATGTTTCCAACCAGAAGCGGTAAGCGCATGTCTTACTTGTGGGTCTGAAAGATTAATGACCACCTCTACATTGCACTGCGATCTGTCGTCGTCAACCGCTTCGCTAAAAACATAAGTAATCTTGCCGTTACTAACGTCGTCCAGTCCGTCAAACTTTATAAGGTTACTCATGCTCGGTTTCTCAGCGGTTTCAGCGTCATCACACACGCTCCTCTACTTTACGCTTTACGCTCCACTTTTTATTGAGAGAATCTTGAGTACTGACCGCATCGTGAGCGTATGTTTTTACTACGCCGCCTTTCTTGAGATACGCTTTAATATCTGCGGCTAAGCGCTCCTGCTGGAGTTCTTTATCTGTCTTGTTCGTCATCGGTCAACACCTGTATAAAATATATGTCCGTTTATTTTTGCAGTTCTTTTACCTGCGTAAGCCCACTCTGGCAATACTTGTATACTGTGGTAGTGAGTTGCACCCTCGGTGTTATCTTTTGTAAGGGTACTTAGCCCCGCAAAGTAGATTGCGTTGTACCAAGCCAGTTTGTTCGTCGGCTCGTCTGACTTGCCATCACAATAGAAACTAAATTGGCATTGATTGCGAATTGGTTTGCCGCTTTGATAGTGTCCTTGTTTAACCACGTTACACACAGTATCAGGGTATCGGGAGTCTTCTGCCCGGTTGTAAATTACTTGAGCAACTGCAATCTGCCCAATGGCAGGCTCGCCTTGGGCCTCAAAGTATATTGCCAGTGCTACGCAGAGCAGGGAAGTTATCATAGTTCCTCTTTTTAATCGTAGATGTTATGGTTTGCCTCGAACGGTACGCACGTTTCTAAGATAATGCCGCCCAACTCTTCGGTTTCTTTTTTTGGCACTACCATAATCATGTTGGGCTGAACTTCGACTACGCACACAGTGCGTTTTTCCTCTTTAGCTCTATGCTCTGCTTCTTCTATCGCAGCCATAGGATCGGTGAAATACGACATTTTTTCTCCTAATGCGGTTTCTTAAATTCTTTTATAATTTCTTTAAGCTCTTGTAGGTCTTCGACTATGACTTCTAGCTTATCTACAATGTTGCTCGCCCGATACAGTAAAGTTATGCCTTCCTCGACATCGCTGTCGCTTAACTCGATAGTTATCTTTTTCATTTGACGTTGTGTATCTCGATTAGTAGGTCAATACAATGTTTGGCTTTTTCTAAGTCTTGTAACGGCTGTCCTTTTAGCTTCCAGCGCGAAATATATTTCACCACGTTGCCTTCTAGCAAGGACAGCCCATTCTTTTCGGCGTACTCAGCAGGCTGAATAACCATGTTCTTGTAGTGCGTGCCACCCGTTTGCCGTTGTAATGGCGTTTGCTTTTCTGCTTCCTTCATAATCACTCTCACCTCCACCCGGCGATACCAAGCACATATTTTCAACATGCAGTTTATTACTCGTTTTTACCCGTATCCTCCCAATCCATTGAGTCAGCTAGGTACTCTTGCCTAGCTCGCTCACGCTCATAGGGGTCTATGTAGTCTTCGTCTTGGGTATTTAAATATCGGTCTAGATCAATCATCACTGGGTCTTTATCGTTCATTATTGTTCTCCGGTATGTAGTCGCTATTTGGTTGTCTGCCAGTCGGTTCTTTTGTCGCGCTGTTTTGCATTGACGAAAATGCGGTCACGGTTAGCAAACTTCTGGTCTACCCGTCTGTTTTTTGCGGTCTCTTTCGCCGCCGCAGGCCCCAGCCTTATCCACTTAAACCGGTGGAGGTTTTGCACTATCTGTTCTGCGGTAAACTTGTCACTCCACAAACAACTGCTGAGACGTTTGCAGCGAGAATGGATAAACGCTCTGGTTGGCCCCTTGCCGCTAAATCGCAGTGTCCCGTCCGAGCCCTTATCCAGACACCTCCGAAGATTTAGAGAAACAAGGTAGGCTGAGAAAGCAGCGTGATCGTCCACTACCTCCCTCCACCCATCCACAACCCTCACCAATTCTGGATTTGTTTCTCTGACAAAATTAATTGCAACGACATATATATGCAAATCCCTAACCCACCCGGTGATAAGGTGCCTGTCCCAAATCGCCTGCATGTCAGCGTTACTCATAATCGGTGGTCCTCGTTGTTGGTTTTCTTTGTTAAACGCCCGTAACGTGGGCTAGTCGGCGTATACACAGTGCAGAGAACTGGTGAGCTACCGTTATACACTGCGGGTGTTGCGGCTTTTTAAAAACCTACCCACCGCCCGCTGGGGTCTTTTCTACATAACTTAACATTCGCCATATGAGTTTCCGTACCCGCCCTCGCAGTCCAACGGCAGATCAAGTGCCCACTTCGGACGCGCCTTCATGATTCTTTCAATGTGCCACATGCCTTCTTCTACTTCATTTTCAGGGACAATACAGCCTATTGCGTCATGCACAGTCATCACCACTTTATACTTCTGAGCAACTCTGAGAAGCTGTTCCCCTATCACAATCCTCGCTAAAGCCTGACAAATATTCTCGACAACTTTCCCGCCGTATATGCGATTAGGTATTATAGTTTTGCCTTTGCGGGTGTCATAAAAAGTCTCGTCATACTCGTCTTCTTCTTTCGCATCTTCAACTCGTAGGTTGGGGTACTTTACGTACAGACCGTTTGGTAATCTAATGCCTGTCTTGCCCTCTATTTTGAGTAAACCCGCACGCCCTAACTTTGCTACTTTGTCTTCCATCATAGTTGTAAGGGCTGTGTTAGCCAATTTCCACAGAGCAGGTATTTTAGAATATGTATCGCGGTATACTTCAATGATCCGTTCGCACTCGTTCTCGGGTAGGTCTACCCCAAAAGTTTTAAGCTGCGTCTTAAACCGTACAGCCCCCATGCCGTACCCTGCACCGAGTATTGTAGTCTTGCCAACGAACCTTTCTTCTTTCGTTACATCTGCCTCCGCTTTGTCGTAGATAACGGCTGCCATTATCTTGTATACATCGTCACCTCTATCGAACGCTGTTACTAACTCAGCTTCTTCGGCTAACCATGCTAGGGTACGTGCTTCAATTTGAGACAAGTCGCAGTCGATAAACTTGTACCCGGCTGGAGCGCACATTGCTTTTTTCAACTGGCTCCCACGGGGTAGATTCTGCATGTTGATCTTGTCAGCGCCACCCCACCGTCCAGTGTGTGCAGCGTAATAACGCAAGGGTATTGGCAAAGTACCACGCCCGGCGATGTCGATAAATCTCTGCGTGCGCGTCTCCTCGATAGTTGACCTAACCCCTAGTCGAGCGGCAACTATAGCTTGTACGTCTGGATTCTCGTGTTCTTGAAGTGCCTTGAAAGCTTCGTCACTCTTGGCAAAAGCAAACGTCTTTTTGCCTGTAGTGGGGCTTATTTTGATAGGCGGCTCGACTCCGTAGCTTCGCAGTAGGTCAGCGAACTGGGGGTTGCTTGTTAGCTTTTTCTTATCGTGAGCTACTTTGGCTAGTAGTGCTTCTTTAGTATCTTTAACTTCTTTTAAATGCTTGATTAGTATTTCTTTATCTAACACCAGCGTTGGCTCGCTGAACATACGGACTGTAAGATCAATCAATGCAAGCTCAAAAAGAGGAAAGTCTTTTTTCAACACTTGGAACAGTTTGTAAGTGAGTTCAACATCCTGCTGGCAATACCCGCCATAAGCGGCTATCTCTTTTTTGGTAAAGTCTAACCGCTTTTTTTCTATAGCAGTTTGTACCTCGTTTCCTTTTACACCCAAATTGTAGTGTTCAGAGAGTGCAGCTAGACTACCGCCGACCTCGACAGAGTGAATGGCCCGAGCCATTGCTAGAGTATCTACAATTTTCTTAGGTTTTATACCGAAGTGCCAATTTAGAATCGCCATATCAAACATGGCATTGTGAGCAACAACCGTGGAGTTTTCCCAATCAAATTGGGAAAGAAATTTAACTGTTTGTTTCTTTGAACCTGAAAACCAAAGCGGGACACCCGTTTTTTTCTGATGATAGTGCTTGACTGCAACGCCAATAACTTCAAAGCGAGGATCACGAATGTATTCCTCGGTAGTCATTTTACTAAGGCTGTACTTCTTACTGTAATAAGTCTCGAAGTCTATTATTAATAAGTTCATTGTTGGTATGTAAGCTCACCAGAGTAGTTAACATAGTTTCAAGCTCAGTAATGTTGTCCTCATTTATTACGCAGGACAGACCACCAGCTTTCATAATAGCTGCAAGCTCTTTCTCTTGCAGGGGAGTAGGTTTGTTCTTACCAGCTTTGCACTCGATACCAATGAAGTAACCATGTAGACAACACACGACATCTGGAATACCGCTCCTACCCATGCCGTAAGTAGCGGGGAAAAAATAATATGCGCCGTGTTCTTTAAGTACGCGGGTTACTTTATTCTTTACTTTCTTTTCGGGGGTCAAAGCCATTTAAGAAGAATAGCGTATGGTTTGGACTTTGTAAAGACATAAACAACCCCGCACTGAGCGGGGCTAAATAGACAACCTACAAATTGTAGGTTACTCGGTAGGGGCATCCACAAAGACTTGCTCCGTATCCATAATTACGTGTGTCTCTAATACCCTGCGCATCTCGGTGGTGTAATTCGGAAACTTGCGAAAGTAATCTAGTACATAAACTGGCAGTCGCAGGTTAACGTGCGTCCTAGCAAGTTTTGATCCTTTGCCTCTGCCACTGCGTTTAGTTGCTAAGTTCATTTGCAATGTCCTCACTTAACCAAAATTGTTCTGCGTCATATTTATAGCCTACATCCTCAATGAAGCTACAATCCTGTGCCAATTTAAGCATACCCACAGCTCCACGTACTTTTACCGGTAAACTGTCGCGTGCATAAGAACGCACCTTGTCGTTTTTGGGACTCCATACACAGTATTGATCTCCAACTTTTTTAACATACATACCTCTATCTTGTTCTTGGCTATTGTGAATACCGCTTACTAAGCGGTGATCTTCGCTTATAGAACTAAACTGCTCTAGTAGATGCAACTTACCCTTAACTTTCAAAACTTGCTCGGCTGCGTGTCTTAAGTGAGCGTTACTGAACAGCTCTTCTGTTAGTTCTGCTAGGACATTCGATTTAGTAAGCGCGTAGCTGCTAGTAGTTTTACTCCAAGCAGAAGCAACAGCGGTCTTTAGTACGTGTGCGCTGCTCTGTAGTTTTTCCAAGCCAGTCAGACCATAAAAATACTTACGGATAATTGCAAAAGCTTTGTTCTTATTTGCAGTTTTCACACTCCGACCACGACGCAAGCTAGCCGTAATGCGTTCATTAAAAAACAACAAAGCTCCCGAGACTGTATCAGAACCTTCAATACAACCAACACACTCCGATTGCTCGAATATATACACGCTTTTAAAGAGTCCGTTCGTAAAGATGCCGGGCTGTTTTAAGTCTACATAAAAAGCTAAATGTGGTAGTTTGATAGCCGCATGGCGCAACAGCGCATATGCAAAATTATGTACCCTACATTCCGGCATCAATGTAGGGTATCCGGCTGGACAAACTTCCGAATTAAAACTTAACGGCTCTTCGCCCGAACGAACGAGAGTGACGCCAGCATAGCTGTCATATCGCTCGTTGTAGTACTGCACATTGCAAGGCATATTTTTAAACCTCCGAAACACGGGGCCACCGTGGGGACTAATCAACCTAGCACCAGCGTGTGCGTCTCGAAATGCCCGTGGTATATTGCTGCTGGGGTAAACTTCTTCTATGCGATGTATCATACGTTCTCCTCACCACTCATACGTTTTAATTATTTCGTCTACTTCTTTCTTAACGCCTTCGCGCACTTTGGGCTGCTCCTTAAACATCTCCGTTGTCTTACCCTCCATGATCTCTTCTAGTTTCTTACGCGCTTCTTCCAGCTTGGGGTCGTTGGTGACGTTCATGTGCTTAAGCATACGACATAGCTCCAGTGAATTAGATATGAAGGTATCATGCCATCGTTTGTCGTCATCGTCTCCCGCTTCCGCGCACTTAGCACTGATGTGATCTAGCTGCTTGCGTAACCTATGCTCCGACTCCTTCACCGCCTCTTGTATCTTGCGATCTACTTCTCCGTCGCAAGCTGCTCGTAGTTCACGCATCTCCTGCTCGGGTAGGTCTATACACAAATGCCCACTGGTAGGAACAGGTGCAACTACAAAGTTCCATGCGTACTTGCTCATCACCTCTTCCACAGGCGGGTAGTCATCCGCATTGAACATAAGACCCCGATAGCCCTCGGCAATTGTGCGATAGACCGAGTACATACTTTCAAAGTCCGTAACCATGTTCTTAAACTCTTGGCGTTTCCAGTTATGCTGTGCTTTGTAGTCAATGAACAGACTTGTTGGACACAAGCGATAACCCTTGTCATCCCACGGTAGAGTCATAGTGGTATGCCACAGCCGCGCATTAGCGGCGTACTTTTGTATGTCGTTGTGTCCCGCAGAACCAATCATCAGATTGTCGTATAGACGTGTGGCTCGTGGGTCAGCATTCTTGCTAGCGGCTAACTCCTGCTCTAAAGTTTTGTTGCGCTTAGAGGCGCTCCATACGCTAATGTTTAACTTAACTAAAACTGCACTGTTTGCTATCGCACTCATACTTTTCTCCTTAGTCAATGTGAATTGTTTTACCCAAAGGGGCGGTTATCTTATCGTTGTCCGTTATTGCCCACAGAATTGGAACAGTCCAATTCCCCCAGTTACTTATCTCGCCATCAGTCAACATAATCACACAATCAGGCTTGATACCTTTCTTCTTCAAGTAAGCAGCTACACAACTAGGATTAGTGCCGCCACCACCTTTTGCTGCTTTTAAAGCAGGTGCAGTAGTCAACGTATCGCTAGAATAAATCTCGTGATTCTCTACTGCGCCGTCCCAATCAATGAAGTGTATCTTGTCGATAGAGACTGCTTTAGCAATGCCCACAATCTCACTCGTCACCGTGACAAGTCTGCGCTGGTAAAACATAGAACCTGAAGTGTCTCTGCAAACTGCTACTTCTTTTATGCTGTTACCTTGCAAGGTAGGCATGATGATGCCTTGATGCAGGAACCGCCGGTTAGGTCGTCGCCAAGTAGACTGCTCCTTCTTTCTACAGGTAGCGTGCATGAACATCCGTAACAGCGCACGCCAACTGACCTTGGGTGTTACTAGCTCGCGTAATCCGAGCGCGTCCTGCAAACCACCTTGTCCTGCTTTAGCATCAGCATGAATGCCTTGGCGTATAGCTTGCTTGATGTCCTCTGCAAGTTTCTCCTTCTCCTTGGCATCCAACTCGTTTGCACTTTTCCAATCATGCTCGTCAAAGTTAGTGCCTTCGCCAATGCTTCCGGCTTCTTGCTCCTGCTCAAGCTCTTGGATGATGCGCTTCACTGTCCAACCGTGGTACTTCTTGTCGTACAGACCTAGAGCCTTGCCCGCCGCGTCGATGGGCATCTCGGTCAATACGTGTTTGGGGTCAGCCGTCAGGATGCGGTCATTTATCCAATAGTCCGTTGCCATGTTGACAAGCATAGCGTTCTTCTCGACAAGCCTACGGTACACGACCATGTGCATTGCGGCCTTGTGCAACCACTCGTGTACCATGACAAACGCCGCACCCTTGTCCCCGTTCTTTATTGTCCCAAACAAGAAATCTAGGTTGAACCAACAGTCGCGCCCGTTGGTAGCTGCTGTAGGTACTTCGGCAGTCATATACGTTGTGCCGTGCATAGCCACACCGCGTAGTAACCCGAATTGACTAGACCGCATCAATCCAATCTTGATAGCTTTGAATTTTCTGTCAGCTAACATCGCTCGTTCTCCTCAGTGGAACCTACATAATGTAGGTTCATAGTAAATCTTCGTTATCCGCTGCCCACAAAGCAAAGTCACCATTAGTAAAGGCAATCTGCTTCTTGGATGCGTGGCGTGCCAGAGTCACACAAAAGATGACTTGGAATTCTTCTTCCATGCGGCGCAAGTACTTGAGAATATTACCCAAGGTGTTTTTCTCCACATGCTGGAGTAATCCAAAGGTGAGTACTGAGCGTGCGCCCACATCTTCTGGAACTTTAGCTGTGTCGGGTGAAGTAACGATTGAGGCCACGGAAGGCAAGTTCTCTTGGAACCTAATAAAGGAAGAGATAGATTCCGCAAACGACGCACCTGCTGCACCTGTTAGAGCAGCGATAAGCGCATCTCTGTCAAAGAAGTCCTTGCGCCAGATGATGCGACTACTTATCTCCAGAGTACGTGGGGATACCGCATTGGCTTGTGGGCGCGATGGATGAAAGATGAACTCGTTTGATGCCCCATCTAGATAAGACGCGAGTGCTTGCGGGTAGCGGTCCACCCATGCCATTACCACAGGATGAATATTCTTTGTCGCCGCCCATTGCAGCCACTCGGAAGAGTTCGGTTTACGCACAATCAACTCAACAATCCGTTGTCGTGTGTGCTGTGCGAGGCCATCGCCCACACCATCTGTGTCCAAGTTACCCGTCATAAAAATAATGCTACCCTCTGGGATGGGGAGGTCACCTAGTCGAGGCTTAAACACTTCGAGCATTGGGTGCAGCATGTTCTTCACGGGGTCTGCTCCTTTGGTAAACTCATCGAGGCAGATGACTACCGGCTTACCCGTAGTCAGACCAAACCTTGCGTTTGGGTAGTATCGTGTGACCCTGTGTTCATGGTCGATGACAGGCATCGCTACGTCACCTAAGTCCAAGTTGGGTACGTCAACCATCGCCAGCCAGTACCCAGTTGCCTCTGCTATAGCCTCTGCAATCATCGACTTCCCAACTCCCGGCTCACCTCTGAGCATGTAGCGTACATCGGGGTTGGCAAGGATAAGCGCAGCCGCCTGTGCATGATTCACAGTACGTGTTTCGTTCAGTGCATACTCACTCATGTCGTTCTCCAGTTGTAACCTACAAATTGTAGGTTGATTAAAAAGTGTTACATAGAATTCAAACAACAAGTATATTGTACCACAGTGTGGTACATTATGTCAAGTTAGGAAGCAGCCAAATTGCTCAGGTCGTGCCGATAAGTGCAGCTTGCGCTCGTCCATTGAAACTACTAACAGCTTGTTGTTGTGTAGCCCACGCAGATAATAAGTTCGTCCCTGTGCGTCCCTTAGTATTTCTCCCGTAGCCACAAGGGTCTGAGTCTTCGCTTTGATTAGCTTCATCACAACGCACCTTCGCCAAGATACTTGTAGTTGTTGTTTGAAAACGGAGTCTCCGCTTCGCGTACCTCAAACAATTCCTCTGCGAACACATACTTGATTGCGCCATCCAGCAACGCGTCCAGTTTTGTGATGTTCACTCCAATACGGAATTCCCCCCCACTGTATGTACTACACATACAGGCAGGTATCAGCAGCTCAAGTGCTTCGTTCCACTTCGTTAGGTCCATCATATAGGCGTGCATACGGCGGGCCACGGCTCGATGCCAATCTAGTGTTTGTTGTCCCACCCTGTTAGCAGAGTAGTCCTTGGGGTCAACCATTTTGGCGCAAGCTCGCGCAAACTTGCGGAAAGGTGCTATTTCCCTCTGCCGAAACAGGTACGGCGCACGCTTCAGGTAGTACGCAGTAAATCCTGCTTGCGTATCGGGAAAACATACTTCCCCGTTTTGTAGACGTATGGTTATCTTTGGCGAGGGTGCTTTAAGCACCGCTTTGGGACCGCCGCCGTACACGCTTTTGGGGTCGCCGCCGTACACGCTTATAACCGTAAAGCCTTGCTGTGTATTTGCATGTATACGTCTCCATAAAATAGCATTAATGAAGTTGTGGGTAGTCGAATTGGCATACCCGCCCGTATTAATAACGATGTCTCCCCCCGCATAGAAAGTTATGACATCTGTATTGTAGAGGCGGCAAGCCACCGCCTCCATTGGGTCTCCAGCGGGGTGCAGCGAATGCACTATTTGCACGTGCTTCTTGCGCCGCCCGTTGGTAGTGCGGCACAGAGGCCGCAGCTCGCTCCCCCTTATTGGGGTGATGCTCTTGAAATGCGCCAACGCATCCTCGAACGAGCGGAGTGTTGGTAAATCTATTATGTATCCAAACATGGT